ATCGAGAGCCCAAGGATTTGATATTTAGTGGGTGGTATTTAGGCAGTTATGGCAGCCAAGAAAAAGACAGTTAAGTTAGGGCGGCCACGGATTCACGAGCCAGGCACATTGCGTGCTCGAAAAGCTAAGGGGATGCGTGAGTCTCGCGTGGCCGACCGAGACGTCGCAGCCAAAATCATCAAAGCCTACGATGACATCGACTGGAAGCGTCGCCGACGCGGCGGCAAGAACCCTGAATACTTTTGCAAGACGTACTTCCCCAAGACGTTCTACCATCCGTTCAGCGACAACCAGCGGGAGATACTCCGGGTGATCGTGTCTAAATTGCAATACGGCGGATGCCAGGCGATAGCGGCTGAGCGTGGCGGTGGTAAGTCTACATTGGCCAAGGTGGTCGGTGGCGTGTGGGCTATCGTGTACGGGCACGTGCACTGGATGGTGTTGGTGGAGGCGAACACCCTGGAGGCGGAGGGTAGCCTGGAGGATATACAGAGCTACTACACGGACGGCATGACAGACGACGATTTATTCTACCACGACTTCCCGGAGGTGTTGGAGCCGATACGGGCGTTGGAGGGCAATACACAGCGGGCACGGGGCCAGATATGCCAGGGCAAATCGACGCATATCAAGTGGGGGACGAAGGAAACCGTTTTCGGCCAGGTGAACATGGAGGCTGCGGGTATCGTATCACCGGCGGGCGGCAGTCGCATCACGCCGCGTGGGTCAGAGAAGGCCATACGTGGACTGGCAAGGGGACCATTGCGGCCCGACTTGGTGATATTGAACGACATCGAGACGGACGACACTGCCAGATCATATTTGCAGACCAAGACACGAAAGGATGTGGTGGAGAAGAACATTATGGGCTTGCGGGGACCGGGGCGGAAGCTGGGGATTGTGATGTTGGGCACGATCATCACGTCACGTGCATTGATTACACAATATACCGACCACGAGAAGAACCCGATATGGTCGGGGATACGCCATAAGATGCTGATAAAGCCGCCTGACAATGGCGAGATGTGGGACCGATACGTGTTTCTGAAGAAGCAAGACGCCAAGGATGGCGACCCGACAGGACGGCAGGCGGTGGCCTATTACAAAGCGAATCGCAAGTTGATGGACATGGGGCACATCATCAGCAACCCATATCGGTTTGACAATTCGCCAACGGTGGACAAGTCACCGAAAGAGTTGTCGTCTTTGCAGCATTACTTCAACCTGATTGCCGAGATGGGGCCGGTGAACGTGGCGTGTGAATACCAGAACGAACCACCGGATGACGATTCGGAGTTGATGGTCCTGGAGAATATGCAGATTGCCGGTAAGCTGAGCAATGTAGACCATAGGCTTATAGCTAATGGTTCTATGGTGCTGACTTCTGGGCTTGACGTACACGACGATAAGCTCTTCTGGGTAGTGGTTGGTTGGTTGCCGGGGGCAATCGGGCAGATAATCGACTACGGGGTATGGCGGGTGAATAGTCCTATCTCTGGGTCTGTCACCAAAGACGAACGAACGCAGCAGGTGGAGGTGGCGATACTTGAGGCGTTGATCGACTTCAACAAGTGGCAGCGGGAAACGGGCTGGGCGTGTCGAGATACTGGCGAGGTCAAGACGGTTCAGCTCGGCTTAGTGGACGCGGGGTGGAAGCAGGGGGCGGTGTATGAGTTTTGCCGGCGGATCGTGCCCGCAACATGGCGGCCTTCGCGTGGATCTTCCAACGGCATCACCGGCAAGTACGTCACACCCCGTGGCAAACAAGGCATACGCAACGTGGGCCAGGGCCACCACGAGTCGTATCAGCGGGCCGATAGGGTGTGGTTGACGTGGTTGGACGCGGATAAGTACAAGCAGCAGGTGCAGGAGGGCTTTCGGATCGACGACCTGGAGGCGGCGGGGAGTATCAGCCTGTACGGATCGGACCCGTCAAAGCATCAGGCGTTTGCCGAGCATATCACCGATGAGCAATGGGACGTTGAAAAAGAGCGGTATATGGCCTACGGTGGGCGGCGGGCCAGGAATAACCATTGGCTGGACTGTATGGCCTACGCCGCGGCGGCGGCGTCGATCCTGGGGGTGGATGTGGTTGGAACCCGGCGGGTGGTTAAGCGTGTGTCTTTGAGTGAGATTCAGCAACAGCGTAGGATGGCGAGGTGATTATGACCGACCAAGAGGCTAGCAAGGGACTGCAATGCCCACGGTGCGGGTGCCGTGACCTGCTGGACGCATCGGGTCGCCCGTGGCCGGTCACGCACACGATCACCATGCTCAGGAGCATCAGGCGGTACAGGATATGCCGGCACTGCGGGGCTAAAGTGCGGACGAAAGAGACCATCGAAAAGAGCATGTAATGCAGATTTTGTGCTATATATAGCACGTTTGGCAGATTTTCGTTGCATTTACGGACATTTCGCTTGGCATTATACGCAATCGCGTAGTATTCTTGGGGTATGGCGACACATGCGAGCATTATAGCGGCGATTGATACGGCTATCGAAACCTGGGCCGGCAAGCCGCTATCCATCTCGATCAACGGTAGATCGACGACGTACCGTAGTTTGGCCGACCTGGTAGCCGCCCGGCAGCACTACGCCCAGCTAGACCAGGCAAAACAGGGGGCAGTCGGCTTTCAGATACACCACTTTACCTCTGGGGGGACGACCTGATGAGTTTGACGACGGTCGTGGATACCCAACAAATGGACGCCAGCCAACCCGGCGGCGTCAAGCGGATACCCGTTGTCAAGCGACATTATGACGCCGCCCAGACGACTCGCCACAATTCAAAACACTGGCTAAACGCCACCGGCGATGACGCCAACACCCTAATCTCCCCGGCTCTGGCGATACTTCGCAACCGCTGCCGGTATGAAATACGCAATAACAGCTACGCCAACGGTATGATCAACTCACTGGCGACGGACGTGGTGGGCAATGCGGGATTCCCGACGTTGCAGGTGATGACCGACAACGACGGATTCAACAGCCAAGTCGAGGGTGGGTTTGGTGAGTGGGCCATGACATGCGACGCGGCGGGCAGGATGACCGCGGGTGACATGCTGCGTCTGGCCGTTTACCAGTTTGTCGAATCAGGCGAGGCCCTTTTTGTCAAGCAGTACATGGCCGACGGGTACCGGCTGCGAATGTTGGAGCCCGACTATCTACAAACGCCCTGGAGCATGACCGAAACAGAGACGATGAGTGACGGTATCGAGGTGGGGAGTTACGGCGAGCCGGTCAGGTATTACATCAGCAAGAGCCACCCAGGTGATATGCGAAACTACAAGCTGATCAGTGATTATACGACGGTGCCCGCCGATAGGGTGATTCACCTCTACCGCATCGACCGGCCCGGACAGTTGCGAGGCGTCCCGTGGATGACGCCAGCCCTACCATTGTTTGCCCAGTTGCGACGATATACAGCATCAGTCCTTGATGCCGCTGAGACGGCAGCTAATTTTGCGGGTGTGATTTATACCGACTCGACAGATCTGGACCCCGTGGACGTGGACACGCTGGACACTATAGAGATCGAACGCAATTCACTGATGAGTTTGCCGGCTCAATGGCAGCTACAGCAACTAAAGGCTGAGCAACCGGCGAGCACATACGCGGAATTCAAAAAAGAAATCATCAACGAGATTGCTCGTTGTCTGTGTATGCCCTTCAATATCGCGGCGGCCAACTCGTCCGGGTACAATTACTCCAGCGGCAAGCTCGACCGACAAGTCTATTGGGGATTTATCCGTTGGATACAATCGCTGCTGGCTAATCATTTCCTGGACATGATACTGCGTGATTATATTCGAGAAGCGACGATGGTAAGGGCCCTGCCTAAAGTGCTTAACGGCGAGGTGTCGTGGCGGTGGATATGGTCGGGGCCGAAGCACGCGGACCCGCAAAAAGAAGCGACAGGACAGGCGACCCGTCTGGCAAACGGCACCGTTAGCCTAATCGAAGAGTGTGCGGAGGAAGGCCGGGACTGGGAGGAAGTGCTAACGAACCGGGCGAGGGTGGAGAAGAAGAAATCAGAGTTAGGTTTATTACCTGTTGTGAGTGAACAAAAACCACAGGAACCTGAAGATGAAACGAATGAAGATCAGGACAACGAAGATCAGGACAATAAAGACTCAGACGAGGACGAACCCGTCAACGCGAAATCTGACAGTTAGAGCGTACGCGGTTACGCCGTCGTCGATCAATGAGTCAGAGCGGAGCGTTGAGGCTGTTATAGCCACAGAAGCGCCCGTGATGGTATTCGATATGGCCCGCTGGGAGCCGGTACGGGAAGTGTTGCTAATGGACGGCGTTGCACTGCCCGAACGTCTGCCATTTGTTGACAGCCACGATAGGAGCACGGTCGATACGCTGTTGGGTTCAACGGTGGACTTGCATATCCAGTCGGGAAAATTGCTTGGCAAGAATGTTTTCAGCAACGCTCCTGAGGGAGAGAGGGCTTGGCAGAAAACCAAAGAGGGCCATTTAACGAGCAACTCCATCGGGTATCAGGTGGAAAGCAAAACGGATATTGAACCGGGCAAAACGAAAGTGATTAAGGGGCGAACCTTTACGGCTGACAAAAACATGCCGTTACGAGTTAGCACGAAGTGGCGGGTTGTAGAAAACTCCGCTGTGATAATCGGTGCCGATAATGGTGCCGTCAATAGAGAGTTGGACAATCGGCAAGCCAACAAGAAATGCGAATCCATATATTCATGGAGAACTAAAATGAACTACGAGAAATGGTTGCAAGACAGAGGCATTGATATCGAAACGCTTAACGCCGAGCAGCGGTCGGCGTTGGAGGCAGACTTCAAAGCGTTTGTTGCCGCTAAAGACCCGCCCAAGCCGGAAGCGAAACCCGACGCGGAACCGGCGGGTCAACGCGATGCGGACATCCTGGACAATGAGGCCGATCGGATCGTCGAGCGGGCCAAGGCCAAGCAGCGTATCCAGGACGAAGCCGTCAAGTCTGAACTGGATCGACAAAAGGCGATTCGCGAACTGGCCGGCAAAGACATCCCGACCGAGGTGGTGGACGAGTGCATCGAAAGCCGCAAGAGCGTAAGTGAATGTCAGGGTATTTTCCTAAAGATCCTGCAAAGCTCCAGGTCCGCTATTGGCATTCCTGCCATACAGATCCGGGAATCGACGCATGAAAAAGAGGACTACGAGGCCGCCCTGCTGCTGCGGGCCGGGTTCGAGGAACTCGTCGTCAAAGAATACGGCGAGAAACGAGCAGAGAAGGCCGACCGGATCAAGGACCTCTGCCTGCATGATCTCTGCATGAGGTCACTGATTCTGGACGGCAAATACATTCCAGTCGGTCGCGACGAAATGATCCGTACAGCGTTTTCTACCGTGACGCTGCCCTACATTTTGGGTGCCGTTGCCAATAAGGCCGCTCTGGCTGGGTATCGCGACGCCCCTGCAACGTGGCGTAAATGGTGCTCGATCGGCAGTGTGTCCGACTTCAAGACCAACACAAGGGTACGGATGACCGACGCCGGCGAACTGGGCGAGGTCAACAACGCGGGCGAAGTGCCTCACGGCGGAGCCTCGGAAGAGGCTGAGCAGTTTGCGATTGCGACCTACGCCAAGCAGTTTGCTATCACACGGCAGAACATCATCAATGACGACCTGGGAGCCTTCACTAAGACTCCACAAACGATGGGCCGGAAAGCTGGCCTGCTTGTAAGCAAGTTGGCATATACTCATCTGTTGGCTAATGGCACGATGGGCGATGGTGCTGCCCTGTTTGTCGCTGCAGGTCACGTCAACCTGAACACGTCCTCAGCACTGACCTCTGCTACGTTGAGTGCCTGTATCCAGGCGTTTCGTCAACAGACCGACTCAGACGGCCAGCCTATCGATGTGGAACCGGCGTTCCTGCTGATACCGCCAGAGCTGGAGACAACGGCGAAACAGATTCTTCAGTCGGATAGCGTGATAACCACTACGCTGGGCACTGAAGGTACTGCCGTCACATTCCCCAACGCCAATATATTCAAAGGCAGCATGGAGCCTATCGTCGAAACGCGTCTTAGCAACTCGAATTATACTGGATACAGTGCGACTAGTTGGTATGTCACCGGCAGACCGACCGACGTGGACACTATCGAAGTGGCGTTCCTTAACGGCAACCAGAACCCAACCGTAGAACGCTTCGAGGCTGACCCCGGCACGATGGGCATCATCTACCGCGTGTACCTGGACTGCGGCGTCAAGGCCCTTGATTGGCGTGGAATGCAGAAGAATAACGCGTAATACTGGAGAATGACCCTATGAGAATACAATGTCCGCGATGCAGTTTTGTAACGCAGTTTGTAGAGGCCGACGGAATAGTTAGGCGAGACTTCAATGCCCACGGCAACAGAGCCGACACGTTGTCCTGTTTCAACTGCAATACGCCGCTACATAAAGAGGCCCCGCCGGAACCGAGCAAGGTTGAAAAGCCGAGCGAACCGGTAAAGGCAGAACCCGAAAAGAAAACATTTACCAAGACAAGGAGTAATAAGTAATGGCTAATCCGAAAGCTATGATTTGGAAACCCGGCGACGTTATCGACTACACGAATACCAGCACGCTGCTGAGCGGTGGTACGCCGACGCAACTAAGTGACGGTATCGTCGGTATTCCACCGTCTGACATTGCGGCGACGACCGGCAAGGGCGTTCTTCAGGTCGAGGGCATTATCGCTATCGAAGCGACGACCTCCGTCGGCAACGTCGGCGACAATGTCTGGTACGATGAGAACGGCTCGCCCTACGGCGGGACTGCCTCCAGTGGTGCAGCGTCAACGGACGCCACGGTTGGAGACTACTGGATCGGTACTCTAGCCGCTGCCAAGGGTGCGACTGACAAGCTCGCCTACGTCAGGCTCAACAAGGTCAATCCGGCCCTGCCGCCGTGGATCAACAAGACCCATATCAAAACGGCGATAGACCTGACCTGGGCCGCGGCTACGCACAATGGCATGGTGATCCACGTTACCGCCGACGCCAAGACGCTAACTATGCCTGTGGGTGTGGCTGGTATGGAATGTATCCTCCAGAACGACGTAGCTGATGCTGGGTCGAAGTTGGTGCTCGATTTCAACGGCAACGAAACGCTCGAAGGCAACCTCGCTATCGCTGCAACCAAGACGGCTGACCTCACAAAACTAACGTCGATTCGTGGCGATTACATTCATATCCGATGCGAGACGGCAGCGAGCTTGTGGGTATGTTTGGCGATCCGAGGCACGTGGGTAACTTCGGCATAACGGTCTAACTGGCCGCTTTTTTCTTGAGGGCCAGGTCGACGCCCCGGCCTGGCCCTTTTTTTGAATCGAGGTGAATCATGGCGATTGCAGTAGCAGAGCAAACATCGGGGGATAGGTTTTGCATCAACTTCTCAAGTGCCGACGCCAGCGGGACGGAGGTGCTCAAGGCGGCATCGACCACCGGAGCCCGGTACTGGATAGACAAGATTGCTATCACCACCGGAGCCGACATCACAGTGACTATCAAGGATGGCACGACAATCATCGTCGGGCCGCTCACAATCAACGATAGCAGTTTTGTCTATCGGTTTATCGTGCCGAAACAGTGTACAGCGAATACGGCATTGAATCTCCTGGCTGACGCCGGTGCGGTGGCTGGAATCATCGAAGGGTATTCGAGGTAAGTAGTTATGACATTTGAGGAAGGCTACAACCTACTGGCGGCATGGGCTTCCCGAGCCGGATTAACGGCTGCCCAGGTGCGACAGATAGCCTGGATGCAAATGGCCAAGCGTCTGAAGGATACATCCATTACGGATGTGTTGTGGGAGCGTATCAAAGCCCGGTGCTGCGATGTGTTGGAGGACGCCGAAAACGCCTCCGTGCTGCAACAGTTCCGCACTGCGTTACAGGACACGGTAAATGTAATCAAAGACAACTACCCCTCGGTAGAATTCGAGAGGGGCAAACGAGAGGACAAACGATTCATCACGCTCTGGCTGGACGGCAAACCTGTCGTTCAGGAAGAGTCGCTTCGTGATATTGGGGGTATAGATGTCTAGTTGTTTTGCCACAAATCGGACTGTCTTCTTCGTAGGTGGGCGGGGGACCAAGGATGGACATGCTACGCCGGGTGGAGCTACCCTTGACTGGTTCCAGACTAAAGGTTCTGGGTTTGCTCTTTCTGATATTATGGACGCCAATGGCGGGCCTATCAATTCCGTAACTACCGGACACGGCTGGACGGCTGCAACAAAGACACTCGCTCCGGCTCATGCGGGGGATTTTGATGGGGCCGGGGTGGGAATGATTGTCTATGTTTCCGACCAGACTGTGGGTGGCCCTCACATCACTACGGGACGTTACGTGATTACTACGGTTACTGGCACAGACCCCGTGACTGCTTTGGTTTTGAACAACATGACTACTCCGGCAGACTATGACAACACGAATGGCACTAATGTTACGGTGGTAATCGGGGGGGCGTTCGCAACAATGGATGCCGCTATTGGCGCTTCGAGTTCCTTGTATGCAACATTCTACGACGTTCACGTCTTCGACAACAAAGACGAAACTGCTATGACAGAGATCGTCCTGGGTGTTACGGGATCGGTGGCGAACAACTCCATGCTACGATACTGGGGATTCAATACGGCTCCAGGGGACCACCTGCCGGGAGGAGCATCCGAGGGCACATGGACGGCCAAGGCGGCAGGCAACAACACTCTACTCGACCCGGAAGCCCGCGACAATATCGCGTTGTACTGCATGCACCTTCAGAATAACGCTGCTGCCGACGGAACCATTGAACCCGGAACCTCTACTGATGAGATGTGCGGCTGGCTCCTACAGCACTGCAAGTTGGAGAATCTTGCTGTCGAGAGCGTTATTTTTAACGGCGTATGGAAGCCGCTGCTGATCTACGATTGCTCACTGTATACAGCGGACCCCTTCGCCGTGCTAACGACGGAGGCTGGTGGGGTACTAAGTGGCATGCTCTATTTCGTGGACTGCACCTTCGACGTGGATTATTCGAGTACAGGATGTGCCGTTCTGGCTACTGGACATGCAAGCGTTTTTGTCAACTGCGTCGTGACCGGTGATACGTATGGCAGCAATGGATTTATTAACGGATGCCATTACGGGACGGTGCTTGTCAACTGCACCAATGCCAAAGGGGATAATCCCAGCGGACAGAACGCCACGCTAGCCCGGCTCAACAACGCCCAGGGCTGGGCAGCTCTCATTCGCAGCACGATAGACCTGGCCGACGCTGGCGACGATCAGATTTTAGCATGGGTGAGGCAGGACAGCGGTGGAACACTGGCCACTGTGATTGACTGCAACGCTTACTCCGACACCGCCGATGCTGCTGGGTCGTACCTCTGTCAGGACCACTTGGACGCGGCGGCTCCTGGAGCGGCTACGGAAATCCATAATTGGTGGTGGCTGCCGAGCACGTACTGTCGGCAGGTGGAAAACGATCTGGATTCTGATTATCAGACACAAAACGATACGCTGGAACGCGGAGCGTCTGGCAACTTGGCTATCGGATTGCAACTGCCACGATACGCCAAGACCTTGCCAACCACGCCGACGGTGACGGTTGCGGCGGGAACGCTTGCTTTTACCGCAACCATTGCGGGTGATGCCGGTGTAACGAATTACCTCAAGTACAAAATAGCATCTGGTGGGGCATGGCTGGACGGGGGGAGTAGGAGCGGCGATGGGGATATAACCGTAAGCTCCCTGAATAACGACGTGACATACATCATCGTCGTGTATTCTATCAACGATCTAACAGACGTAGTTTCATTACCCAGCTACGCTCAAACGGTATCGTTTAGCTCCACGGCTGAGGGTGACTTCGAAAGTGACCTTGCCGATAACGCGGATGAGTTATTGACGGCATTCGGTGAGACAGTTTATTATCTTCCCAACGGTGGCGGCTCCAGGGAGATTCTTGGCATCATTGATTATGAAGGCGTGTCGGCTCTAAGCGGCACACCGTTTGGCACTGGCCCGGCGATAAACGTCACAGTGAAAAACGATGACACCGACGGCATATCCACAAGCGAAATAGACATCGGTAAAGACCTAATCACAATCTCTACGCGGATTGGCAAGGCGACGGAGAACCGCAGACTAGTAAGCATCATCAGTGAAGACGCGGGCATGGTGACGTTGGAGGTGCGGTAATGGCTGAGAAACTTGTAGAAATAAAAGTGAACGAGGCCGAGATGAAGAGGGTTCGCCGGCTGTTGGCGTCAGTGCCCGGCGGCATGAAGAAGGTGATGAGCAGGGCTGTCAATAAGACGGCGACACACACACGGGCGGAGATTGTACGGCGTACTGGTGAGAAATTGACGCTGCTAAAGAAGCGGATACGTGACCACTTGGCTTTACGTAGGGCGACGTATTCGAGGTGGCAGGCTGAGGTGAAAGTCTCTAATCGCAGGTTGCCGCTATTCTACTTTCGCGGCAAGAAGCTCAAACGTGGCTTTCGTTATGAGATAGAAAAAGGCAAGCCTGAAAAATATAAGTATACGCCAGATAATCCACGGTTTGTCACTACAGTCAAGAACCCGTGGGCTGACCCAGAAAAGACAGGGTCGCACACGGGGATTTTCGGGAGAGCCGCTGGTACTCATGCTCCAATGAAAGAAGACCTAGGGCCTTCCCTCGCCGCCGTATTGGAGAAGCACAAGGAACTCATAAACAGAATCAAAGAAGATACAGGCAAGAACCTCATGCAAAACATTAGGACGCAGGTGAACGTACTTTTGATGCAACACGCCAATCGAGGTGCGGTATGACAACGCCCATCGTAGAATCAATAGCCGACAACGTCTACGATACCGTCAACTTGGTAACGGTTGCCAACGGATTTAATCAGACGTTAGTGGCGTATCGTCCGAAGCGGACAGACTTTGGTGACGTGGTGCCTATCGATGGTGTGGTGTTGGTGAAGCAATCGGACCCGGAGGCGGTGGACGGT